CCCATATTAAATAAATCATTGTTATGATAATTTTCTCGTATTGTTCTCAAATTTTCATCCTCGGGTGCCATATCTTCATTCACTCCCATACCTTTTTTTAAGTCTTTAAATAATTTCATAGCATCTTTCTCCTTAGTGCCTGATATCAGTCCTTGTTTGAAACTTGTAAAGTCGTTAACAGAAGCAAAACCTCTCATCTTACTCGCACTCATTCCTGTAGCACCAGTAGCGTCTGGATCTCGTTCTCCTGCACTTACAACATTTACAGTATCAAAGTTATAATCTGTACCGTTATATTTTTTAATTAGTCTTTTAAATTCTGCAACTCTATCACTACCTGCAATCATATACACATCTGTGTATTTTTTATCAAATCTATTTTTCAATATTTCCATAAATGTACGTTCATTACCTGTTGCGGTTCTAATGTCAATACCTCGTGGATATACTTTCTTCAAGTAATCTACTTTTTGTTTTGCTGTCAAAGGATTTTTATTTTTGTCCTGACTTGCACTTACATATAGCACAGGTAAACCTTTTACTCTTTTTGCTATAGTAATAATTCTTTCAATGAGTTTTTGATGACCAATAGTAGGAGGGTTTAGTCTGCCAAAAGCAAACACCACAGGTTGTTTTCTACCTACTTTACTTCTTAATAACTCATTAAACTTTTTCATTTATATTTGTCACTTTTCTTTTTTTCACCATCTGCTCTGGGTATTAAACCTTTTGCTTTCAAGTGTGCTTTATCTGTAAACCCAGCCTTACCTGCTTTGTATCTTTTCATTGCGTCAGCAGTATTAGGTGCGTTTTCAGCAAACTCTCTAAAACTTTCTTTTATCTTTGCGTCTTTAATAGGTACACAGTTAGGTACTGATTTACCATTCTTCATTTTCATACCTACTTGTTTATAACCTGTCCAACATGCTTCAGTAATAGGATCATAAAAATCTTCTTCACTCATTTTGTTCTCCTTTGTAATATCTCTATCTCTAAGTCTTGGTTCTCTACGATTAATTGTTGGGTCTTCATTTCTAAGATTATCTGGATCATTGTTCATAGGATCATTATCTTTGTGTCCTACATCTAATCCTTTTACTGCCTTATCACCCATAGCCCTTCGTGCTTTATTTCTAGAAGATCGTCTGGCAATCTGTTCTGGTCTTTTATGATATCTTTCATATTCCTGTGCATAGTTTCTTTCTTCAAATGCTTTTTGTTTCTTTTCTAGTTCTTTTTTCATCCATATCTTTGCAGTATAATTTGATATAGGTTGTTTAACTAACTTACGAACCATCTTGTATGATTTTTCTAATACATTTTCATTTGCTTTATTATTATCAATCACAATAAAATTTTTCATACCAAATAATCTTTGTAGATTACCCATGTTCGATTGTATTTCTGCATGACTCTTTTTTACAATATCAACTGGCACAGTTCGTGATCTTTGTGCGTTTCTCGCCAATGCAACATCTAAACTCGTATTTACAAATATCATATAACAATCATATCCTAGTCTTTTCAATCCATGTAGACCTGTTTGTATTTTTTTTATATCTCGGGCTGTACTATCAATAATTAATCCTAGTCTACCTGCAACATATAAATCTAAACTTTTTGTTGTTAACGCCTTAGACCTTGAACGCAATGCGTCTCTTTTTTCTTGTTCACTTGGTGGCATGTCTAAAGATAAACCTGCTTTCTTGATTGCATTTTCAAATGCTGTATCAGAATTAACATTTTTCAAACCAAGACCACCTGTTATTCTAGAAGTGACATAAGTCTTACCTGAACCAGGACCACCTGCAAGAAAGAATGCTTTAAAAATACCTGGGTCATATAAACCTTCTCTAATTAAAAATCTTTCTATCATTTCTTTTCCCAATTCTTTGCAACAGTAAAGTTTTGAAGACTAAACTCCATTCTGTCTACAAGTTTTACTGCCTTACCTTTTTTATCTACTGCAACATAACCTTCAGGATTTGTTGCCTGTAAACCATTAGGTGTTGTCTTAAATGTACCAATACTTTTTGCTTTGTTTAGTTTTGATATAATTACACCTTTTGCTGTTTGTAATGTTTTATATGTTGCACATGCAAAGTAAACACTTTCATTATGATTGTCAATAAATTTTAAACCTGTGTCTTGTATTGTTTTGTATTTGTCTTTTGCCTTATCTGTCTTAACACTATCAATTTCTTTTTGTGTTCTCTCTTTGTAAAATTCTCTAAACTTATTTGCTGTTTCTTTTGTACTTGGTAAATCTGTTGCGGCTCTGATAAATGAATTAAGATATGTTTTTAACTGTACACCCACAGATAAAGTATTCTTTTCTGTTTTAATTTTGTTTAACATTTCTTTTGATTTCTTTAATGAACCTGTTGCCATATTAATAGTCTTTTGTAATTGTTGACTTTCACCTATAGTCATCAATGTGTTACCTGATACATCTTTATAACTTGCGTCATCAAACCATACATTAGGTGATCTTCTTAATTTAGAAACATTAGCACCAAAACTTGCCTTTAATGATTTAAAATCTTTACCTTTATAAGTCGTATGAAATACAATACCTAACTTGCTACTGTTTATCTTTTTACCAAAAGGTGTACTCTCAGGCACCATATAAACTATTGTATTAGGTTGAAACGATATCATTGCTTCTTGTTTACCTGTTGGGTCTTTATAAGTTGTTTTCTTTTTAGTAGAGTTAGTAAACATTAAATCACCTTGTAGTATTTCTTTCATACCTAAAGTAGAAAGGTATTGTAAACACTCTCTTAAAATATTTGCAACTGGTCCTTCATGATTGTTTCTTATATCTTGTACTGAATAATTAATTTTAGGTGTTTTGTTAAATACAGATTTAGTACCTACAAAAAACTTACCATTCTCAGGACTAGGACCTGCAACGATAGCCGGTGCACCATCCCACTTTACAGTTAGATTAACTTTTTTCTGTGAATGACCTGATAGTAATTCATTCAATGCTTCTAAGAAAGCAATTGCATTTTTACCACCATCAAAACCATTATTGATGATATCATCTTCTAAATGGTCTAAGTGTGTATTTTTATCTTCTACTAATAACATTATTTCACTCCACTATATTGTAGTTTTAACATAGTAAATTTAGCAAGTCTACCTAATTGTCCTAATTTTTTACCTGCACGAACACCACTATCTGAACGTATTGTCATTTTCATAGTTTTCTTTTCATCAGGTGTAAATACATCAATCAACCATTCTTGTACTGAACTCTTATTTAAATAAGCATGAAATTTATCTATCAAAGGTAATATTTGTGCTAAACTATCACCTTTTTGTTCTGCTGTATTACCTACTGCCTTAACTAGAATTAGAGGCACTTTTTCTTTTTTCTTTTGTAAATTAAAGTGATTAATTAACCAATCTTTAAACTCGTCTAGTGTTAATGTATTAACTGCCTTACAAAATTGTTGACGGCATATCTTTAACATTTCAACATATAATTCATTTGCTTGATCTTCGTTTTCTAAAAAGTGATCAAGATATAATTGTCTAACTTCATTTTTCTTGTCCATGTAATTACTTTTAGTTGCAACCTCAGATACACCAGGTATTTTAGAATAAACACCTGTCCATAAATTGTCTTCTAATTTTTTTACTTGATCTTCTCTTTTGATTGCCTTATATTGTGTTAATACATAACTATTCAATAAAGGCTCTGATGACTTTGCTGTTCCTGCTTTCAAAGATATACCTAAGATATCACCATTACGATAATAAACAAATATATCACCTGCATGGTTGCCGGGAACACCTCTTGGTTTTTCTCTATAACCCCATATCACATTTCTGATAGGTTTAGAGTTGTGCATATCATATAGAAATTTTGTTATTCCTATAGCGTTTTGTAATTTTGTTCTAACTAGAGATTCAGGAAGTGAAGCAATCTTTTCAATTATAGTAATACCTGCTTTTCTATTACTATCAACAACAAAAGTCTTCTTAGCATTCTTATTAAGATCGCCTAATTTATATAGAAATTTTTTAAAGTCTTCGTTATTTGATGGTTTATACTTATTGTTAAAGGCTAATGCAGGAAACAACTCTGTTATTGCTGCTGTTGCTGTTGTATCTACTCTTGCCTCTGTAATTAAATTACCAGTAAAATCTTTATAACCCCTCATCATTACTCCCATTTATATACTAAAGTAACTATTTAGTCAAGCACTATCTTAGGTTATACAAAGATGTTTAGGAATACCCCCATTTACCAACCATACTTGATTTTTATTGTGAAATTCTGCAAATTCTTTTGCTTGATCTTTGAAATCGAATCTATTGACAATTTGAGTATTGCCGTTATAATGTTCTAAGACTTGAAACTTATACTTACGATTTTCTTTTTTAGTCTCTATCTCATAGACTAATTTGTTTCTAGAAATTGAAGTCTTTGTACTTCTCTTCCGTTTCTTTGTCTTTAGCGTTATGTTCGACATATTTTTGCTCCTCTGGTTGTATTAAGTTTTGTGCGGCTTGTTCAATATCAAATAGTTTCATTCTCGCCCTATCTACACCAATAATAAACTTACGATTAAGTGTAGGGTCGTTATATCTGTTCTTCAATTGTTTAACAAGCATTTGCCCAGCACGTTCTAGTTCTTCACTAGATATCAAGGCAAACATGAAATCTGCCGTAGCAGGTAATCCAAAACTTTCTGAGGTGTCTTCTAGACCAATGTCTGTACTAACGAAACCGGTTCTCGTTGTTTGAGTTGCGGTCACAATAGGCAAATCTAACTCAACAGCAAGACCACGCATTTCTTCAGCAATCGCTTTGATGTAGGTATAACTGTTGACATTACTGCCAGGTTTAAATCTTGCACTTGCACATATATTGATATAATCAACAAAGATGATATCAGGTTTAAATGTTCGTTTAAGTGCTAATTCGTTTACTAATGTTCTTATATGTCCTGTGTGAGCAGAAGCGGTAGGATATTCTTTAATAATTAATGTACCGGTTGTTTTGTTTTGTAGATTAGTAATCTTATCGTTAAACAATTTTCTGTTTAACATCGCTAAATCTTCCATAGATATGTTAAGTAAGTTTGCGTCTATTCTTTCTGCAATTCTTTCCTCTGCCATTTCCATGGTAACATACAATACATTTTTATTTTGAGATAATGCGGCCGCCGCTTGATGACACATGAACAAAGTTTTACCCACACCAGTACCGGCAAGAGCAACGTTTAATGTTTTTGTAGGCAAACCACCTTTTGTAATTTTATTGAAGTAGTCTAGATCAAAAGGTATTCTAGTTTCTTTTTTGTGATAGTAGTCAAATCTTTTATCTATATCAAGTAAATAATCATGCCCCACAGCATTATCGAAAGAAACAGATAATGCGTCACGCAAGATTTCAGGTATTGCTTCAGGTGTTTGTTTGTTATCTTTACCATCTAATATATGTATGCCGTTCATGACAGCATTGTGTATGGCACGATCTTTACAAAACTTTTCTGTAGTGTTAACTAACCAGTCTAGGTCTATTTCTTCTTTGTTAAGTGTAGAGATTAAATCAACGATTTTCTTAAACTCATCTTCGTTTAAGTCTTTACGTTTACCTAAGTCAATTTGTAGAGTTTCTTTGGTAGGTCTTTTATTATATTGATCAATAAACTTTCGTATCTCTGTGAATACAATACGCTCATGTCTATCGTCAAAATATTCAGATTTAAGAAAAGGTAAAACCTTTCTTGTATAATCTTCGTTATGTAGAAGATTTTTGAGTGTCGTCTTCTCTATTCGTTCCGCTGTTACCATTGTTATCCTTCTCTACTTCGATTGCTAAAATATCACCTATTACATTTATAAAGTCAGTTGATTCCGTATCACACTTATTAGGATTCTCATGTACATTATAATCAAATTTAAGTCTTAACTTTTCTTCTTCTTCAATAGGCGAAACTTTTCCATATGTGTATATGACATCTTTATAATTACCTTCTTCTATTTTAAAACCCGTCAAATCGTTTGACGGATTTTGTTGATAACTATACTTCGGAATTGCCATAACTATATTCTTTTTTTGCTGCTTCGTCTATTTGTTTTAGTATATCGTCAGTAAAGTATTTTTCTGGATCAGCGTAAATACTTTTTGCATATTGTTTAGAACCATCTGGTAGTTCTATTCTTGTTGAAACTTGTTTAAAGATACCATGTTTTGTTGCTAAGTCTAGTAAACCATAATATTTATCTAAACCTGTTTCGTATCGTAATCTCACATCAACCATCATGTTCTCTTTTGATAATCTAGATTTTTGAGTTTTACAATGTATGATATTACCTATAACCTCTGTGCCTTCTTTTTCTTTTTTCTTAGATAGATACACAATCGTTGAAGCGGCATATTTCAAACCAGAACCACCACCCATTTCTTTCATAGGCATATATGCACCTACAACATCATATGTGTGATTAGTTATAACCATTGGCACTTTTGCACGACCTAGTTTTAAAGTTAATACTCTAAATGCGGCTTTCAATACTTGTGCTCTAGTCATATCTCTAGTCTCTTTACCATCTGCCGTATCTTCTACTTCTTTTGTAGTTGATAACATACCTAAACTATCTAAGACTAATAAAATAGGTTTTCTATCTGCTTCATTTTGTTCGACATATTTGTCTAACACAGTTAATGCTTGTGTTCTAAATTCTTGTACTGTTGTGACAGGCATAATAACCATTCGTTCACTATCAATACCTCGTTCTTCAATTAATTGTTTTGTTAATGCACTTTCACTTTCAAAGTAGATAACACCTGCGTCAGGATTATTATCTAAAAAAGATTTACACATACCTAATACAAAGAAAGTTTTACCTGTTGCACTTTCACCTGCGATAGCAGTTATCTTATTTGATGGTATACCGCCATGAATACTTCCTGATAGTAAAGCATTAAAATGATATGAACCGGTATCAATAAATGTATCTACATCACCTGCTTCAACACCTTCACTTACTAGTGAAGCATATTCATTTCCTGTTTCTTTAATTATCTGTTTTAGAAAGTCCGGCATCTTCGTTCTCCTTATTTAGTTTCTGCATTGTAAAGTTTAGTTTCTCATACATTCTACCTACTGTCGTACATTCTTCAGCACGAATAGAACCTCGTTGTAGGGCAGCCTGTATTATTTTTATTATAGTTTGACAATCTACTGCTGTCAAGTTTTGTTGATCTAGTTTTTCCATTATTTCTTTCATTATATCACACTCCTCTCATAAAATCAAGCGAAAAATTCATCTAATGTTGTTTTTTTAAATAAATCAGTATCTTCGTTAGAAAAATACCATATGTTTTCTATGAATATATTATTCATAAAATCTTTTTTCTCTTGTTCATCTTTGAACAATTTATCACTTTTAGGTCGTTGCATTATTCTCATGCCTATTTGACCTTTAAACTTCTCGTTATACTTATCACACAACTCGTCACCTGTTCTATATCTTTTACCTTTTATTTTAGGATCCATGATATTAATAAGTGTGTGTTTAGATTTGTTAATGCATTGTTCACTTACAGGTAAAAAGAAATCGTCACGCCATCTATCATACTCGTTAAACTTTGCCCAAGATTGATCTTCTTGATGTTCACCGCCTTTATTATATTCCTCTGTAGAGAAATAAGGAGGACTTGTAAACGCACAATCAATATTGTGTATATCGTCCCAAGGCAAATTTTCTGCACCACATCTATATATTGTAACTCTCTTTGAGGCATTGATAGTAAATTTATTTTTATCTTCTTGAATACTAAGAATATTATTACCTAATATTTTTTCATATTCAGTAACTTGTTTTTTATATAACTCAAATGTATTAGGATTAGGATCGCAACCAATATATTCTTTTGCATTTGATGTATAGAAACCTGCAAGTCTATCACCCCAACCACAACTTGTATCTAAAACTTTATTTGCGTTTGTTAAATCATATATTGCCTTTGCAACAACAGGTTTAAATTGTGTTGCAATATAAGTACCTAATCTAAATGCACTCATGTAAACTTTTTCATCTAATGTATTATTAGTATTAATACCTCGCCATATAGGACCAAAACAACGCCATATATCTTTTGCATTACCATTTTGCCATACATCTACTGGTGCTCTAAAACCATAACTACTACAATTCAATCTTAACTCTTGCATAAAATAATTTGATACTGTATTATAAACACTAGAACAATCAATCAAACCTAAACCATATTCTTCAAAAGAATATTTGTAATCATCATACTTTTCAAATACAGTTTTTTCTATATCATTTTTTGATTTTACATTTTTACTTGTATCAAAAGATTTTAAATCAAGAAAGTTTTTGATCATATCTTTTTCAGATATTTTTCTAAAAGGAAAAGGTGGTCTTGCTTGTGAGATATATTCTGATAGTTCTTCTCTAAACTTTTCTTTGCCGTATTTTTCTGTGATAAAATTAAACTGATCTGTATTCATAACAGGAAGTTTATCATCATTTAAATATGGTGTAAAATCTATCATGCGAAAAAGTCCTCAACTGTATTACCACCAGAGGCGTCTATTCGCCATCTAATTGCGTCAAGTATAAATCTCATTGGTTCCATAAATGCTTTATTGAATTGATGTTCATAATCTATAAGACCGTGCATATCAAATTCTTTAGGCAATTTAGAAACAAAAGTAATAACGTTTGCATTCCATTTGTTTTTTCTTAAATGAACAAATCGTGCTTTATCGCCATTCATTATCTTAGGATATTTGTGTTCTAGTTTATGTTGTTTAAGTAAATGATTATATATCAATGCACCTTTGACATGCATAGGTGTACCCTTTTTGTAAATAGATGTTTCATCTTTATACTTACCTGTGCCATTAACACTACGAGGAAAACCAATATCTTCAGGTTGTAATAATTCAAAATCTCTACGAAAGTTTACAATAAAGTCTTTCATTTCTTTTTGATCGCCACCCATTATAACTTTAAATGCCTCTTTCATTCTTTCACGACAAGGTAAAGGTGTTGATGTTTTTATTGCCTCAATACCCATAATCTTTAATTTTGGTTCTGGATATTGTACACCCTCTGAATTATGCACATTGAGAATATATCTTTTCTTAGCAGTCCAGATACCTTTGTCAGCAATAACTTCTCTTTTCATAACCATTTTGTTTTGAAACACATTCATATATTTGCCTAGTTCGTCATAACAATCTGCAATATATGGTTCTAGTTTTTCACTACAAAATTTATCTAATGCTTTTACAATTTTATTTTTATCTGTTGCACCTGTTAACTTTACAAGTGGCGCCATATTGATATAAACTGAATCAGTATCAGACGCAATAATATAATCATCTTTTGTTTTATATAATTTGTTAAAGTATTCGTTTAGTTTCTTTTCAATCCATTTAATATTCAACTGACCTGACAATGTGATTGCTTCTGCTTGTCTATGATCATAGTATCTAAAGTATCGATTACCTATTGCACCATAAGCACTATTCAATGAAATCTTTTTAGAGTGTTGAATGATATAATATTTTCTTGCAAGTTTTTCATATTTTTTATCTTTAGTGTTAGCATACATTTGTTCTGCTTCTAACATCTTCTTTTTATAAGTTACTCTATCATCATATTCTTTTTGTATAATTCTAGGTAACATACCTTGTTTATCTCTTTTAAACATTGCCCCATTTGCTGCTAAACAATTACCATCACTTGTGTCTATTCTTTTATTAAGTAAGTCTTCTTGATTAACAGGTCTCTTTTCAGGAAACATTGTTTCAGGTGAAATATTATATTGCATAATCAAATGAGGATATAGTGAGTTCAAATCAAAAGACACAACCCAATCATGAAAACCTACGTTAGGATCTTTTACATATGCACCTACTAGTTCCTCTTTATGTTCTTTAGCATTCATGTCACGCATAGGTATAACTATATCATATTTTAATAATTCATTGTAAATAATTGTATCCCACATTCTAACTTGTGAAAACACATCTTCATAATTTGCCTTGGCATTATATGCCATTGTTATTGCTAAATCAATTAGTTGTAATCTATCTTCTAGTTTATCAACTAGTTCAACGTCAACAATATTATATTCTATGAAAGATTGTATATCATTATTATACCACTCTTTGAAAGTATCATATGGGTTATCATCTTTACGTTCACCTAGTTCTACAAATGCAATGTGATCAAGTGTATATCTTTCTTGTGCTTTAATTGTAAATTTTGTATAGAGTTGTAGATAATCGAGTTGTGCGATACCCATTAATCTAAAAAATGTTTGTGACTTACCTCTAACATAAGCAGTATCTTCATCAATAATATTCCAAGGTGATAATCTTTTTACAGCACTTTCACCTATTATCTTTTTTATTCTATTGACAAGATAAGGTATGTCAAAGTATTTACTATTCCAACCTGTGATAATATCAGGCGGATACTTGTGCCAAAATTTTAGAAATTGTATGAGTAAATCTTTTTCACCTTTACATTTAACATAATGCACATTCTTTTGTTTTACTTCAAAATCTACAAGACCCCAAACTAAAATGTTTTTTGTATTATGATCTTTCACAGTAATACAAATCATTTCTTCTACTGCCTGATTGACATTAGGAAAACCTTGTTCAGCAGTAACCTCAATGTCAATAGTATAGATACGAAGTTTTTCTCTGTCGTAATCTACTATGCCAGGATATGCGTCTGAAATATATTGATATTGAAATCTATCTGTGCCGTGAATAAAGTTTGTATGATCTTGATATCTTCTAATTGCTTGTCTTGCGTCTTTAATAGATGAGTATGTTTTGGGCGCTAGTTTTTTATCATCTAGTGATTTGTATTTTGATTCGCCTCTCGTAGGTAAATATAATCTAGGTGTCCATGATATACGGTCTTCAAATCTTTCACCGTTCTCAAAACCTCTAACCAATAAGTTGTCGCCATACGGCGATACATTCGTATAAAATCGCATAATAAAGATATATTATATCACAAGTTGACTAGAAAGTCAAGCTTTATCAAAATATTTTTGTATAATTTCTAGTTGATCGTCATAGTGAGCAATCTTATCTACTTCTTTTTCTATTGTTTCAACAATATCTGAATGCTCGCCAATACCTGTGGTATTGTTAAGGTAAACTTCTACGTTTGCCTTGTGTTTATCTATCTGTCCTTGGGCATGTGATTTCAATGCTTGTAATAATAAAAGTCTATTCATTTTCCTTTACCTCTAGTTTAGTGGTTATCATATACTTTCTTTGTGGGTCTACGATAACGTTAAGTCTTCTCATTATATTACGATTGAGAAGAATCCTGGTTCTGTTGCGTCTATCGTCAACAGTAAATTCTACATCTTTATATATCTTACCAGCAAAATCCATATCTAGTTTTACAGTATGTCTTTCCTCTGAGTAATCTCTTAAACCACCTAAATTAACTTTCATAGTTTTAACATGAGGTAAACTAACTCGTTTACCAAATAATGTAAATGATACAGTTCTACCTTTTAGTTCTATGTCTTCACCGTGTATAACTGGCAAAGATGAATTACCTGTATCAAACTTTGCAATAATAGGTCCCCATGGTTTTACTGAAACTGTTTCTAAAAATCCACAATCTCTAGGTACAGTATGTCTTTTGTTTTTATCTAAAAAATGTTGTAGTATAATTTTTGAAATATTTTTACCAGTTGCTTCTTCAATACCTTCTGTACCTGGCGAATGATTTACTTCTAGAAAAAAAGGTTTTTGATTTTCTCTATCTTTTGATGGTATAAAATCTACACCACTAAAAATACCACCTATTGATTTAGCCGCATGAATACATTGATCTTCTTCTAGTTTAGTTAGTTTAAATGGTTTTACTTTTGCACCTTGTGTAGCATTTGATCTAAAGTCACCTTCAACAACATCCCTACGCATTGACGCAATAACAGTATTATTTAAAACTAAAACTCTTACATCAAATTCTGTTTTGATATATTCTTGTAATAACAAATCAGTTTCAGGATTTGTTTTATAAAGTGTTTGTACTAATGCTTTCAATGATCTTTCGGACTCAATATACAAAACACCTACACCTTTAGAACCTGTTAGAGTTTTCATTATCATAGGAAATTTGCTATTTAATTTTTCTACTGAAACATCTATATCATCTACACCACTATGAGTTGTGACAAGAACAGTTTTAGGTTGTTCTAAACCAAACTCTTTAAGTCGTAGATAAGTTCTATACTTATCGTTAGCACGTTCTAAACATGAACGACTATTAATAACAGGATAACCAAGTCTCTCTAATTGTGTAATTAAATCTAAGTAACTTAACCGTTCAGGTGAACCTCTAAAGAAAACAACTGTATTATCAGGATCTATTTTAAATCCTTTCTCATCTTTTTCTAAATTGTAAACTGTAGTTTCACCGTCCTCTGTTGTAAGATATGTTCCTTTGAGAGGAACAATATAGGTTTCTATACCAAGAGGTTTTGCTTCTTGTTCTAATCTTTCTGCTGTCTTGCCTTTATCACCATGTTCAGTAGATATAATTAGAGCACGATATTTTTCAATATCAAATTCTGCTTGTTCTAGAAAAGATTTAATCTTGTTTACTTTCATTGGGTTCTTCTTCTTTTTTCTTACCTATGTTATATTTAGGTTCAAGTACCCACTCATTCTTTTCTTTAAATGGTAATACTTTTATTTGAGACAACGGTGCCTTTGTTGTCACCTCACCTACTAGTTCTATCAAACCCCAATCACTTAATAATTGTGCGATTGTATTTCTTCGTTCTATATCATTAATAAAAATATTTGCTGTCTTGCCATCTAGAGCAAATAGTTCTTTAAAGTGTACAATAAAGTATCTACCTTGTTTGTGTAGTATGTGACACGATTGATATATCTTTCGTTCTTTTCTACTGGCAACGCCTATTCTTGTTAGTGTCTCTCTTATTTTTAGGAAATCGTCTGGCTCTTTGATTTTCACCTCGAGCATGCTGTCTGGTTTCCATGCTATAACTTCACTCATTTTCTTTTCCCACCTTTATATAATTTCTCTTTTATATAATCAATTTGTTTCTTGCTAAGTAACGATAGTGCCTCTCTTGCTCTATTATTACTATAACCAAAGTATTGTTTAACAACATCTAAGTCTTTAATTTTAGATGCTTTCAACCACTTACTAAACCTTTTTTGACTTCGTATAGTATTTATTAGAAAAGAGAATTGCATATGTTTAGACGCATGGTGTAGTCTATTCATTTCATTTGCCATCATGACAGTATCAGAAAAGTAAGAGAGACCTTTGTTAATTATATAAGGTGGGTATTTCTTTTCCCATGCTTCATCATCTGTGTCCATCAGTTTCTTTTTAGACCAGTTGATTGCGGTTAAGTAATCTGTTAGTTTATAATCTTCACTCATTTGAATTTACACTCGCCCATAATCTCTGTAAGGCAAGCGACCATATTCAATTCAGGATCTGCAACAAAGGCATTCTTGTACTGATATTCTGCAAGGAGAATAACCATAGGTGGTATTGATTGTGGTTGTAGAGTGGTATAAAAGTTTTGATATAAGTCTTTATACAAACCTGATGGGTCTTGATCTATATTATCAACTACCCACTTTCTCATACTAGGAAAACTTTTAGTCTTTAATGCTTCTGTAAGACTTTGTAAGTTTGCTTCAGATATAGTTACTAATATGCCTGTATCAATTTTACCAGACACAGAATATCTTTGTAGTTCGTTTATCGTTCTTCTAAAGTCAGGATAAAACTTAATGATAAGTTCTGCTAATACTTTAGGTTCAAACTCAACGTTTTCTTGTTCTAGTATTGTTGATAATCTTTTGTGAAATAAACCAGCAAGTCGTTCTTTGTCTTTTTTCTGAATAGAAAAATTAATAACAGTACATCTTGAATGTATTGCAGGAATAATTTTGTTCTTGTAATTACATGTAAATATAAATCTACAATTATTACTAAACGTTTCTATAAAGTTTCTTAATGCAGGTTGAACACTCTCAGCGTTCATGTAATCTGCCTCGTCAACAATAACGACTTTAGGTTTATTTGTTTCAGATAAACTTACTGTAGAAGCAAATGCCTTGATTTGATTTCTTACAACATCAATAGAACGACCTTCGTCAGAACCATTAATCATCATTACATCTAAATCAAGTTCGTTACATAATGCTTTCGCAACAGTAGTCTTACCTGTACCGGCAGTACCTGTCAATAAGAGATTAGGTATCTCGCCTTGTTTCAGTATAGATTTGAATGTATTCTTAATCTCTGTAGGTAGAATACACTCATCAATTGTAGAGGGTCTATACGCCTCTACCCATAATAAATTGTCCATAATTAACCTTCATATTTACTTGTATTCTCTAACGCAATCCAATATTGTATTTCTTTTGTTTTGTGTTTAAAATTAGAAATAAGTTTTGAAGATATATGAACATTATAATCGCCAGGTAACATTTTAAAGTGTTCAGTTTTAAAATGAAACTCAAACTTCTTATCAGTTTCGCCTACTTTTACATCATAGGTATTTGCTGTATCATTCTTTTTGTCAATTGCTGACATGATGATATCACCATCTACTGACTTTACAGATATGTCAGGTAATTGTAACATGCCTGCTGCTTTCTTAACTGAATTTAAATCAGTTTGAGTAAGTGTAAACTCAACCTCTGCCTCAGGCATTTTTACATCTTTTTGTGGTGTAGTTAAAATAGAAGGATCAGCAAAGTAATACTTTGATTTTGTTTTTGTACCTTCTTCATTGATTGTCATTAACTTTTCGTCAAAGTCAAAAACAGGTTTACTAAACAATGATAACATTCCTAAAAACTCAGATAAGTCATAGATAGCAATATCTTGAGGAAAGTTTTCTTCTACACCTGCTGTTGCAAGTATATTCTTCATTGTTGAGATTGTTTTAATTTGTTTACCTGGTGTGATTAACAAATTAGGGTTTATTTCACTAAAGTTTTTTAGTATCTCTTTAGTAGTATCACTTAGTTTCATTATATATTCTCCTTAATCATTAGGGTTGTTTAATTTTTCAGACATTACAGATTTTAATCCTTCTTCTTGTTTTGCAACAACATCATCTTTCAATGATTGAAATAAAGACTTATCGTTTTTGTAATGATCCTGGGACAATTGTATCATGGCATAATGAATAACTTTCATAAGGTCTTTCTTATTCTTGCCTTCTTTTTTGCCATATCGTTGGGCATACTTTAAAATATTGCCCATACAAAAACCTTCACCGTGTCCTTG